CATGTAATGAACTACAATATTCATACCATCAAAAGTTTCTGATTCTCCATTAACTTTTTCTCCAAGTGCTATGCTTTTTTGACCGTATAAATCTCCCTTGTTAATAAGAGATTTACACTCATAACACTTTCTTTTTTTTCTAGTTTTTTTGAGTTTCATTTTCTACCTACATATCTAGGGTTATCTTTTAAATGATATGGATTATATTTTTTAACTTTCTTATATACATCTAAAATAGATTCTCTTTCATCTTGACTAAATTTTTTTAAGTCAAAATTTACTATTTCATCAAGTGCTAAAAATAAAGCACTTGCATCTTTTTCTTGTAATTTAATATTCATAACTTTTTTTCCCCTTTAAATACAATCTTTCTGCTATCTCATGGCATGATGTAGCTTCTTCACTTGTTAATCCAATACAAAAATGAATTGAATCATTATAAAACTTGTTTAAAGTTTCATTATTAGTTGCACTATATAAATTCAATAAAGAATTTATTAATGCTATCTTTTGAACTTTAAGATTCATAATCACTAACCTCTAAAAGTAATTGTTGATCTCTTGCATATTCTTTATACTCTTGAAGCTCTAATTCATCTAAAATTAAATCTTCAAAAGTAGTCCATGCTGATAATGTTTTTACTAGATATTTCATAATTTTTCTATCCTTACTAATGAGTATTCATATTCTTCTATCTCTTTATATTCCTTTTTAGAGATAGTATATGGACTATGTTGCACTGTATAGTCAATTCTCTCTGATACTTCATTATGTAGCCATTCTTCAGCTTCATATTCAGTTTCAAAAGTCTTGATAACTGGCTTTGTATCAAGTGAATCTATTGCATAGGTAACTTTGTAATTCATAATTAATCAGTTGTAAATTTAACTTGACCTACAGTATTGCCATTAATATCTCTTAATTTTGTTTCTAGTTCCCATGACGTATCAGGGTCTATAACTGATTCAATAGCAGTTGCATAATTTTTAAGGATTCTTGAAATTTCAAAACCTAAGTTTTCATCAGCAAAAGCTTCATTATCAGTATTAATAGTTATTGTTAAATCCATAATTAATACTCACATTCAAGAATTTTTCTAAGCATGACTTCATCATTCATAGCTACAGCTTTTTGAATATTTAAATTTTCAATCCATTCAGTGCATGGAATTAAATATTCACCCATGATTTGTTGAAATTTAAATTCACTCATAGGTTGCCCATTCATGGACTTGGTTTGTTTTTTGGAAGTGGTCATAATAATTTATGATGTTATGTAAATAGTATATACGTTATTAGTTTATTTGTAAATAAAAAAGAGACTTATTCAAGTCTCTATTTGAGAATCAACTATTTTTTTTGTTTTTTTCCAACATTCATCATAATCTGAATATCCTTGGCAAGTTTCATAATATTCTGAATTAAACTTTTGCCAAAAATAATCCCAATAATCATTCACTGATACTTTAATTTTAGGCATAATAATACCCCTTAATTTTTAACCAATAAAATCTATCTAATTCTTTTTGAGATAGTTTTTTATCTTTCATTATTGAATTAGTCAACCTTAACCATTCAATTTTTTCTTT